GACGCACTGGAGACGCAAGAACTCCGACTCGTGCGTGAGCCACTCCTCCGTGCGCTCCCGCCACGACTGGTTCACATACATCCCGACCCGGTGAAGCCCGACGCACATGCCCTGTGCCCAGTGATCGAGGTCCAGCAGCGTCTGGGCGGGCGCCGCAGGGAGCGGCTCCGCCTGTCCGCGCTCCAGCACGCGCCGCGCCAGCGGGGCCGCCACGCGTGCCGTCACGACGCAGTCGAGCGCGCAGTAGTGGTGCAGCTCGCGGTCCGTCCGCGCCGCGTTCGCCAGCTTCTTGCCCTCGTTGTCCGCCTTCCACGAGTGCACATCGGTCCATGTCGAACCCACGAACCCGAGGTCATGGGGCAGCCCGGGCTCCGCCAGCCGGTGGAGCAGGATGGTGTCCATGAGCGGGGCAGGCGTGACTCCGAGATAGCGCTCCATGGCCAGCCGGTCGTAGTACCCCGCGTTGTGGCCCACCCACTGGCGGCCGTCGGTGAAGGCGGCAGCGAGGACCTGCTTCACCCGGGCCAGATCTCCCTCGCTGTACCAGCGGGTCATGCCGTCCATGCCGAGCAGCGGCACCACGATGGCAGCGTCCTTGGTGGCGATGCCCACGCACCGCACCTGCGCGGTCAGGGGTTCCAGCCCGTCCGTCTCGATGTCGTACGACCAGAACGCCGCTGGCTGCGAGAGGAACGCCTCCACCTCCGCCACACTGGGGAAGAGGTGGATGGTGGGGTCCTGCCAGTCGAGACTCCCCCGCATGAACCAGCGCGCGGCCCGGCCAAGATCCTTGGCCATGACGGGCAACCACTTCCGCGCCTTGATGGCCATGCCCGGAGAGACCGTCGGCAGGACCATGGTGCCGTTGGGGAGCGTCCGTGGACCCCCGCGCACGGACAGGATGCCCATGGCCGTCCCCGTCACGGACTTCGTGGCGCTGTCGCCCAGCGTCACGATCTTACGCTGGCCCTCCAGCTCGCGCTTCAGGCGCGGCGCGCAGCACGCGACGGGGTCCAGCATCTTGGCCTTGCGCGCCTTGGCCTGAGCCAGCTTCAGGTCGTTGTTCATCGGCTGGCACGCCACGGCCAGATGCACGCTGGCCATGGACCGCGAGAGCCCCGCCGTGTCGAGCGCGTCGTTCAGGGCCATGCCGCCCGCGCTGGCGAGCGGGCGGTTCACGCGGACATCCTCGTACACCGGGAAGTCTGCGACCAGCGCGAACTGCGCGCCCGTCTTCAGGTCCGGTGCGACGGGACCGCCCATCCGGTCGGTCTTCAGGGGGCACACGGAGCACAACGCCCCGCACGCTTCGGGGTTGTAGGTCTCGCCCACGGCGACCTCCACATGCGGCAGGTACAAATAGAGAGGCCCCGCCTGCTGGGCACCCGGGGAGCATGGACCCGGATGGGGGCGCAGGCGGGGCGAGGAACGCCCCAGAGCACACGATGTCGTCTATCCCGGGGTACTACCCGAGGATGCGGGCCATGGCGCCGCCGGCCTTGGGGGGCGCGGGAGGGGTCGGGACCGGAGCGGCGGCGCGGAGCGCCGGAGCGGGGGCCGCCGGAGCGGGCGCGGGGATGACCGGCGCCGGGATGGCGGGGGCCTCCGCCGTCGTCGCCGCCGGGCGGGGCTTCCACTTGCCGGACTTCACCGCCTCGTACTTCTCGGAGGTGATGAACATGGTGTCATCGAAGGAGCCCTTCTCGCCCGCGCGGCGCGGGGTGAAGTAGACGAACGCCTCGCGGTTGAGGAGCCACTCCTCGCTGATGTTGACCTGCGTCTCGATCTGGCTCGCGTCGTAGCCGATGGAGAGGAGGAGGGACTTCCACTTCGCGAGGAAGATCTTGTCCTTCTTCTCGTCCATGCCGTTCGGGAGCGGGAAGATGTCGGAGACCTCGTACCCGTCGTCGGCGATGGTCGCGACCACCTTGATGTTGGTGAGGCCCGCCTGCTTCTTGGACTCCATCGCCTCCGTCTTGACGATGGTGACGATGTAGGCGCCCTCCTCCGGGGCGACGGAGCCCGAGCCCATGGCCCGGATGTTGGCGAAGTTGGCGTTGATGTTCCAGCTCATGATGGCTGCACTCCTGACTGCTGTTGACCGGGCCGCATAGATAGCCCCCGTGAGCGCGCGGCCCTAAGAAACGCGCACGGGGCTTGGGAAGGGTGGGGGCGTTCGGCTTCCTGCCACGCCGCCCCCAGTGGCGTCAGTCGTTCATGACCATGGCGTTGTACGCCTTGCGAAGCAGGAAGCGGTGCCGCCCGTCGCGGCGCACCCAGCGCAGGTGAAGCGGGTCCGCTTCCGCGAACTGGGCGTTCAGCTCCTCCATGACCTTCTTCTCCGGCGCGCCCGACGCGAGCTGCGTGGCGACCCACTCCACCCAGTCCTCCTGCCACTCCAGCTCCGGGCGGCGCCGGATGGTGTAGCCGGCCATGCGCAGGATCTCACCAAGGTTCTGGGGGCAGGTCGGGGGGCAGCAGCCGTGGCGGTCCTTCATGACCCACTGGGGGTTCGCGGGCTCGCACTTGTAGACGCCCTTCCACGCGCCCGGAGCGGTGGGGTCCGCAGCGGCGCGCAGCACGGTGTCGGCGATATGCGGGATGCGCTCCGTCAGCGTCTTGCTGGGCAGCGCAGGCCCCCCACGGAAGAAGGTGCCGTCGTGCGTCTCCGGCTGGCGCTCGTGCGTGTTCAGGATGACATGGAGCCCGCACTCACGGGCCGCCTCGCGGAACCGGATGACGGTGTCCCGAAGCTCGTCCCACATGGCGAACTTGTTGCGGCTACCCGCGTGCTTGCTCTCCAGCTGCTGCATCGTGCGCTCCGCGAGCAGCGAGAGATCGTCCACGACGACGGCGTCGAACACGCCCGGCTTGACCTGACGGAGCGCCTGCACGGCCGTCCCGAGGTCGTTCACGGCGACCACCTGCCCCGCTGCGTGCGGGTCCCACCCGACAACGCGCAGCGACGGCTTCAGCGCTCCGGGGAGCGCGAAGAAGAGACCCATCGGAAAGGAGAAGAGCGTGTCCGTCGTCTTGCCCATCCCGGATGGACCATACGCAACGACGACGGCGGGCTCACTGAACTGCGACATCAACACCTCGCCCCACTTAGATAACACCGTGGGTTGCCGTGTCGAGTCCTTCCGCAAAGAATCTTTGCCGCGCGTCACGAGTAGACGGGTTCTTCCACGATGATCGAGACGAAGATCGGCGTCGTCTCCCCCATCCACGCGCCCAGCATGTTGAACGCGATGTGCTCGTCGGCTTCTTCTTCCGACATCCCGCGCTCGCGCACCAGCGCGGCGTGAATCCCGCCGAGGTCGTAGGCGAGGACGGTCGCGCTCGCACAGCGGTCGGCGAGCCCGAGGATGAAGCGGTCGAAGAAGGCGCGCGGCTCCAGCCGCGTCACCTCGATGCCGGCCTCTTCGCACGCGCGGATCACAGGGTGCACCGGAATCACGAGCCACCCCACGAGCACCAGTCGAACGCCGAGCACTTGCCGTAGCGTCCGACGCACGAGGTCTCGGTGAGGGACTTCGGCCACTCGTCCGGGCGCAGTCGCCCGGCCAGCGTCTCCGCCTCCAGCTTCGCCATCTCGTGCCGGACGCGCAGGATGTTGCGCGGCCACTGGGCGTCCGCGTGCGGCGCAGCTTCGAGCGGCGGGCGCGCGAACTTCGGGGGCGGCGTCGTCTGGATGAAGTTGAGGATGACGCCCTTGAAGTCACCCCCGAAGAAGGCTCGCCCGAGGTGCTTCATCCCGATGAACTGCCCGTGCACCGAGTACCCGGACACGCTGTCGCCCTTCATCACGCTCGTCGTCTTGTGGTCCCAGAACCACACGCCCCCGCTGGCGTCGCGGGTCACGAGGTCCACACGCGGCGCGTAGTAGATGGGCTCCCCGTGCTTCGGGTGGCCCGGGGCGTCCAGCGTCCCCAGCTCCGCCTTCCACACTTCCTCGACGGCGATGATGGTGTGCTTCTCCTCGCCCCACCACGCTCGGTAGTAGTCCAGCATCTTGCACGCCATGGAGACATGGTCCATGGAGTACTCGCCTGCCCGCGCTCCCGCTTCCGCTGCGGCGTACGGGTCCAGCCACTTGTTGGGGTCGTCCCCCATCTGCTCCGCCTGAAGCCGGCGGTAGTGGTGCGCCAGCACGAGGTGGACGGCCCTCCCCCGCGCCTGCGCTTCGGACCCTCCCCCGACGACGCGCGTGTCGCCACCGGACGAGGTGCCCTTGCGCATGTACTTGAAGGCGTACTCGCTGGGACAGTGGAGGAACGCGCCGTGCGGGGACCACCCGAAGTCGGAGGGCCCCGCGTTCAGCAGGATGGGTTCGGAAGGAAGAGCGTCGGTCGTCATTCGTCCCCGTCTATCACGATGTCAGAGATGTCAAGCTGGTCGAGCATGGCCGCGACCTCGTCCACCAGCCCGTCCTTGTCGTCCATCCCCGTCAGCGACTGGCGAAGCATGGCGACATCGTTGTCGCCCGTGAGCTGCGCGACGCTGGGCAGCTTGTTGAGCAGCATCTCGGCGACTCGCTCGTCCACGGTCTCCTCCGCGATGATGTACTGGATGAGCACCGGGCGCTGCTGGCCAAGACGCGCCACGCGCCCCTCGTACTGCATGACCTGCCCCGGGGTCCAAGGGAGCATGGCCACGATCATGAGGTCCGCGTCCTGAAGGTTGAGGCTCTCCCCGATGCTGTCGCCCGTGGCGATGAGGAACGCGGGCCCCGTGCTCGTCAACCACGCTTGGCAGGTCTCGTCCCGGTCCGCCGGGGAGTCGTCCCCGTGCGTGTGCCAGATGGTCGCCGTGTGCTCCGGCATGGCCTTCTTCGCGGCAGCCCCCAGCACATCGACATCGTTGCGGCGCCCCGTGAGGATGACGACCTTGTGCCCCGCACTGGCGGCCTCCTGCATGGCGTCCACCATCCACGCGCGCTTCCGGCTGGCGGCTTCGGCCAGCCGCACCTCCAGCGCGCTCTCCTTGCCTTCCTTGGTGGCCCGCTTGATGGCGTTGACCCACGAGCCGGCGGCCTTGTTCTGCTCCGCCACGGGCAGGAACACGCACTGGCGGCGCTTCGCGGGGAGCATGGCGGCGACCTGTTCCGGCAGCACTCGATGCACGACATACCGCAGCCGGTACTCCAGTTCTTCGAGGTTGCTGCTGCCCTTGTCGTCCATGCCCCCGAAGGTGCCGGGGCGCGCCGCGCAGTAACGGGTCGCCCAGTCCCAGTAGCGCCCCCATGTCCCGGGCTCCACGAGGTCGAGCTGGGCCCACAGGTCGCGCACCCGGTCGCGAATCGGGGTCGCCGTGAGCGCGAGACGGAACAGGACGAGCTTGCTCAGGTCGGCCGCGCTGGCGGCGATGTTCTCCAGCTTCTCGAAGTCGAGCGTGCCGTCGCTGTTCGGGACGGCCTTCCACCGCTTGTGGCTCTTCGAGCGGTGGATCTCATCGAACGCGACCGTGTGCGGGCGCAGGATGGCCAGCTCGTTGATCGCCGCCGGAAGGCTCTCCCAGCTCACGATGACCAGCGGGCGCGACACGCGCTTCGCGTAGTCGAGCAGGTCTTCGTGCTTCTTCTTCCGGGCACTCGGCGGGAGCCACACATGCGGTTCAACCGTCGTGCGGGCCCGCGCCTCGCGGTACCAAGTGAAGAGCGCCGCGCTCCGCGTGACGACGACATGCGGACCCTCGTGGCACAGCGACCACAGCAACCCGGCGAGCGTCTTCCCGGAACCGCACGGCCACCAGAGGTGCGACCCCGCGCGCTCCACCGCGCGGGTCAGACCCTCGCGCTGGTACTCGGTGAGCAGCCCGGGGATGTCGGGGCGCACCAGACCTTCTTCTACGCGTCGCGCGAGACGCGCGGAGAAGTCGAGCGTCGGTCGGGGTGCCGGCGGTCGCTGCCACTCGAACCGCATCCCGGACTCGGCCAACCGTTCGGCCAGCGTATTCGCGCCGTGGTCGGGCACGATGATCTCGACCCGCCCCGAGCGGTCGAGAAGCCTCGCACCGGGTACGAGGGTCTTCACCGCCTTCACGAACTCACCATCTCCCGCCTTCGGCCACACACTACACACGAGCTGCACTGGGAACCTCCGCGAGAAGTCTTACCCGGTGGGTTGCCGTTTGCAAGCTCCGCCGATAGTCGAAGGTGGCGGGTCCTTCCCCCGCTGGAGCACACGAATGGAAACCGTGACCGAGAATGAAGTCGCCGAGCTGGTGGACCAGCTCCCCGACGAGAGCTGGCTGAAGCAGTACCTCTACTACGCCGTCCGGCAGTCCGACGCGTCCATCGCCTACCATGTCGGGGTCGGCCTCGGCGTGCTGGCAGCGGTCGCGCCCCCCACGCTGAGCATCGACACGCTCCCCGGCGGCAAGGTGAGCGCCAACCTCTGGGTGCTCATCGTCGGGCGCCCCGCCGTGGACCACAAGTCCACCAGCATCCGTGTGGGGCGCGAGCTGCTCGCGTGGGCGAACCCGCTGTCCATCGGCGAGGACCCCGCTTCGTACGAGGGGCTGCTGGAGTCGCTGGGCCAGCAGCCCAGCCAGCTGCTCGTCATGGGCGAGTTCGGGGACTTCCTGTCGAAGACGGAGGGCGGCTCGAACAACTACATGTCGAAGATCAAGGCGGGGCTCACCCGCATCTTCGACGGCGACCCCATCGAGCGCCGTCTGGCCAAGCGCACGGTCCGCATCCCGCAGCCCCGGCTGTCCATCCTCGCTGCCGTCAACCCGTCGTTCCTCGAAACGCACGCGGAGATGCAGGACTGGGAGGGCGGGTTCATGTCGCGCTGGATGCTCGTCCACGCGCACCGCGAGCGGGAGCTGTTCGCGGCGTCCCCGGACGACGCGCGCCGCGACTGGCTCGTCCAGTGGCTCGTCAACGCCGGCAACTCGCAGGTCGGTCGGTGCATGGGGCTCGACGCCGGGGCCAGCCAGCTCTGGTACGACTGGAGCAAGGATCTGTCCGAGCGACTGGAGAAGGACCAGTCCCTCGCCCGCGTCGCGGCCCACGGGCGCACGGCGACCCACGCCGCGAAGGTCGCGCTGCTCGCCGCGTTCGACTACGGGGCGGCCCGGACCAGCGGTCAGTGGCTCATCACGGAAGACGCGCTGCGCTTCGCCATCGGGCTCGCGGAGCTTCACTATCGTTCGGCCATGGGGCTGGCCGAGCTGGCATGCGCTGGTCGCGACATGCGAGAGCGACGGAATGTCCTGAAGGTCATCGGGTCGGACTGGACCAGCTACGGGCAGGTGCTGCGCGGCGCCGAGCTGCTCCGGTCGCGGTGCGACCGCATCATCGAGACGCTCGTGGAAGAGGGCGCCATCGAGTCGCACCTCATCGGGTCGAAGATGCACTTCCGGCGTCGGCAGGACGACACCGTCGAAGAGCCCGAGTGGGCGTCGAATGTCTCCAACCTCATGCGCGTCGCTCGCGGCATGACGACGGACGCCGACGACCTCAACTAACGAGAAGGCCGGACGGGAGACCATCCCCCGTCCGGCCGACACCCTGAACCTATGAAGGGGCCCGATGGTTCTACCACCGGGCCCCTCGTGTTTCAAGGTGCGAACTCCAGCGCGGCGACGAGGGCCTCGGCTTCGGTGTCGTAGTCAACACGGGACTGCTTCTTCGCGAACCACGACCAGCGGTTGCCTGACTTCCAGTATTCGTCGTCATACCAAACGCTCGCGTGCGGGTCGCCCCACGCCTCTCGCACCAGCGCGAGGAGGCAACCCAGCGTTGCGGGATCGCTGAGGTCGGGAAGGCACCCGTGCTCAATGGCGAGCGTGTGCTCGGTGATGCGGTCACCCCCGAGCACCCGCATCCCCGGCATCCATTCCCACCCTGTACAGGCGACGGCGCGGCGGGCGAGGGCGATCATTTCGTCGGTCATCGGCTCCTCCGCTCGATCTCGAAGTCGAGGTACTGCTTGGCCTTGCGGAGATCCTCGACGGCGCGGGCCGGGTCCTTCTTGCCGGCGCGCGAGATGTACTTCAGCGCGTTGCCAAGGTTGAACCCAAGGTCCCACGCTTCAATCACCTTGATGCACTCATAGGGGTTGTCCGCCCCACCATAGTGGTCCGGGTGGTTGACCGCCGCGTCCTGCTCCGGGAAGCGGTGTGTCAGGCAGCGTTCGCCCTCGCGCGCGACGGGGCGGCGGCACGCGCGTCCGTTGGCCACCATGCCGCACCGGGCACGGATCGTGTAGACCCGGCTCACTGGAACACCGGCATGGAAGAGATGGCGTCGAGCGCGTTCTCGTACCCCGCGTCGTCCTCCGGGAGCGGGCCCCCGTGCGCGGCTTCGAGGAGGACCCGCAGATGCGCGAGGCGCGCGTCCGACGCGACCCACAGCCACTCCGTCTTGCCGTCCGCGAGACTGAAGTGCTGCACCCCGTCGAGGACGAGCAGCTTCATGCTGCGCCACTTCGCCATGCGGAGGTCCGCGAGCGTCGGCTTGTTGCGCCCCTTCGCGGTGCTGCACAGACCTGACGCGGCGCGTCGCGTGGCGGCAACGGCGTCCGCCGTGGCGAGGACCCCCGTGAACCGCAGCCAGTTGCGCCACGCCCGCGTGTAGAGCGCCTGCGACGACGGGGTGAGGTCCAGCGCGAGAAGATCCGTCTCCGGCGCGTCGGCGGGGACGCCACGGCGGAGGATGGCGGAGACCGCCGCACTGTAGCTGCCGACCGTCATCACGGACCGGTTGTTGTCCATCATCCACTTCGCGAAGTCGGGAAGCCGGTCGTCCGGCGGAGCGACGGGGGGCCGCCCCTTCCGGGCGGTATCGACGGTGGGGCCGACGGGTTCGCGCGGGGTGGCCGGCGCCGCCGGCATCGGCGGGAGAGGTAGGGTGTCGTTGAAGAGTTTCATCTCGCTCCTTCTGGTGGGTGAGGTGCTGCTCCCTATATGGCGGGAACGAGTATTCATTTACATATCTTCTTCTGGTTGTCAAGGATGGGGACGACCGTACAGGGGGTATTGTGAACTCTGTCACCGTGTAATGTATAAGTGTATATAGAATAATAAATCACAATATTTCATGTAAGAAGATATGAAAGTGAATACTAATCCACGGGTATATATAGGAGTGAACTGTACGGCATTAGGAGCATAAAGGAACGACTTTCGAGAAACCGGAATAATCGTCGCTCCCCTTTCCTCCGCGCCCATGGCGCGGGCGCGGGGGGGCGGCCGGGGCCGCTGGCCCATGGGGCCTCGGGCCATGGGCCATGGGGCCGGGGGCCCCCGGGGCCATGCCACATCCGGCCCCGCCCCCCGGGGCGGGGGGCCTTGCGCCCCACGGGGGCGGGGGGCCATGGCCCCGAACGCAGGAAGCCCCCCGGGGCCATGGGCCACGGGGGGCGAAGGATGCGAGAGGGGCCCCCGGGGAGGGGGCCCCATGGGGCCGGCTACGCTACGGGAGCGTCGCGCCCCATGCCCCGTTGACGAACACGGAGTAGGCGCGGCCGTCGGCCAGCATGGCCCGGGCCGCGGCCATGTCCACGGACTGCACGCCCGTCGCCGTGGCGACATGC